CTAAGCATGTAGTACCAAAGGCTGACGCTTTCTGGACGCGGGTTCAATTCCCGCCAGCTCCACCAATTTTTTAGACCGAAATATTCTAAACGGTCTAAAACGAGAACGAACGAACTCGCTAAGTCCCATAATAAAAGGCCTAGCGAGTTTTTTTGTGCCTATAGTACTAGCAAAAGGTACATTTCGAGATATATAGAGTTCGTTGACGTTCGGATTTTTAGGGGCCATATTGGGGCACATCCAAAGAATCTTAAATTATTGGGCCCCTAAAATGCCAAAGCAAGTAAAGCCTTTATCTGATAGTCAAATCAAATTAGCTAAGCCCTTAGAAAAAGAATACAAGCTTTCTGATGGTAACGGCTTATCTCTGCGTGTTCGCCCTACTGGATCAAAAGATTGGAAATTTCGCTATAAAGTACCCTTTTTTAATAAACGTACTGATATGTCATTCGGCCCCTATCCAAAAATTAGCTTGGTTAAAGCACGAAGGAAACGAGCTGATGCTATTGAATTGTTAGTTGATAACATCGACCCAAAGGAACACAAAGATAAAGTAGAGATTGAGACAAGAATAACAAAGGGCATTACACTCGAATCAGTCATGGAAGATTGGATCATTGTTAAGGGGTCTACAATTTCAAGTGATCATGCAACTGATATTATACGATCGCTTCAAATACATATATTACCCTCACTTGGCAAACGGCCTATTAATGAGTTAAGTAATCGTGAAATAATCGACACGTTAAAACCATTGGCCGCTAAAGGTTCATTAGAAATGGTAAAGCGTATATGCCAGCGCGTTAACGAGATCATGATTTACGCTGTTAATACTGGCTTGATAAATCACAATTCATTTGCTGGCATTGGTAAAGCCTTTCAATCACCCCAAGAGACTAACCTACCAACCATCGAACCAGAACAACTGCCTAAGCTGTTAAAAGATATAAGCATGGCGAGTATTAAAGTAATTACTCGATGCTTAATAGAATGGCAATTACACACCATGGTTAGACCTAGTGAAGCCGCCGGTGCCAGGTGGGAAGAAATAGACCTTGAAAATAATCTTTGGATTATCCCAGCAGAAAGAATGAAGAAAAAAGACAAAGGGGATCACCGAGTGCCCCTAACTGTTCAAACCTTATATTTATTGGATTTTATCAAACCAATATCGGGGCACAGAGAGTTTTTATTCCCAGCTGATAGAAACCCACAGAACCACACGAACAGCGCAACTGCTAACGTTGCACTAAAGCGTATGGGCTATCAAAAGAAACTAGTAGCACATGGATTACGTTCATTAGCTAGTACCACCTTAAATGAACAGGGCTTTGATCCTGATGTGATTGAGGCATGCCTAGCACACATAGATACTAATTCAGTCAGAAAAGCTTACAACCGCACAGATTATTTAGAGCGTCGCCGTAAGGTCATGAGCTGGTGGTCTGAGCATATAGAGAAAGCAGCAACAGGAAGAATAAGTATTGCGAATGGTTCGCAAGGCTTAAGAGTAGTAAACAACTAATAAGGAAATACAAAAATGGACCAGCAATATACAGAGTATTATTCACTAATAGACACAACAAATCCGGTATTTGGGCATTGCCAATTTGAAACACTGGCAGAGGCAAAAGAGGCGTTAGCGCAATCACCCAATACTAATTTTAAAATAATTAAAGAAACGCTTTTTAATTAAACAACTTTACCAAGTCTAGGTTCGCTACTGAAAAGCCAGTACCCTACTGGCCTGACTTGGTAATTATTTTAGGGATCGTTTTGGGGCGAGATATGATTAATACAACTAAAGATTTACCACTCTGGTACGCAAGAAAGAATTATCAAAAATTTGATAATTTTGACACTAATAAGCTTAAAGAACAGTTTGCAATACGAGTTGAAATATTTAATTGGATGAAGCTCAGTAAGGAATTAGATGATTTTAATCCAGAGTACCCATTCGGAGAATATCAATATGTATGGGAATCAATTATGAAAGACACAATAGCAATTAAGAACCCTTATTTGCCAGATGAGATTGACAATCCGCAGCCACTTCGGAGATTGAATACTTCAAATTCTGTTAAAGGTGTAAAAGCGTGGACCGCCTATCATTTTATACAGGAAACCAGCCAAAAGGGCTTAATATTAGAAGTTGATGATCATGGGCCCACCTTTATTCCCGATTTTTGTACTGGTGACATATCTATGCTATCAAAGTATTTTTCGTATAGTTCAGATATACAAGGCTTATATATAAACCCTGACATTGAGAACTACAGCGACGCAGAAATACTAGAGAGTATTAAAGAACTCCTCCCGCAATGGAGAGATCAGCTAGGATTGCCTGAGCCAGAAATTAAATTCGCTAAAACTTCAGATTTTAAGAAAATTAAAACTTACAGTTTACTACCGTTATTTGATTTAATAATGTGGGCTGAAAGTGTAGGACAAAAAATACCACCAAGAATCATGACCATTGCATTATTTCCGCATGGTGAAAAGGGCGAAACTGAATTATCAGTAACAATATATCCGTTCATAAATAAAATGATGGACGACAGCTACCGGGAACTTAAAAATAAATAGATAAATTTAGTTTGAAAATTTAATATAAATTAGTATCGTAAAAACTTACCTATATATTTTTCTACTGATTTATTGTAGGTAAAAAAATAATGTTGAAACACAAATATTAGCAACTCTACATGCATTTAAAATTCGTTTGAACTTAAAACTAACGGATGAACAGCAATGCAAAGTTATATCTTTATACGCAAGCAGGCAGTACTAGCAAAATCAGGCATCGGATCGACAACCCTTCATGAGCGTGTTCACGCAAACCTAATGCCCGCCCCTATTAATTTAGGGGGCAGTGTTAGCGCATACCTTAGCCACGAAATCGACGCAGTACTGGCAGCGAGAGCTGCTGGTTTTAATGACGAACAAGTAAAAACGATCGTTATAAACCTTGAAGCAAAAAGGAAAGATAACGCTACTGAGCTCTTAAACTCTTTGAGAGCGGGTGGTGCGCTATGATTGAACCCATCAAAAGGCAGTTCGAATCAATCGGTAAAGGTCGAATAAAGGATCCAGACGATGCTATGGCTTTCGCTGATATATTTATCGGTCTTATTAACATGAATCAAACTTTGATTACTCTACTCACAGAGTGTTACACCTTGGCTGAAGTAGGTCCAGAGAAGCGTGAATTTGGCCGTAAACTAGATGAAACTCTCGCATACAAACATTATTCAGAGCAAGCATTAAAGGGGCCGCGAAAATTATGAAAATAAACAACGCCACCCCAAAGAATGACGCTATTTGCTTAATCACGGATAAGTGTACAGAAAAACGGCCACCTTTTAAACAGGAAAGTGCATTGTTATTCTTTCTCACTTGTGGAGCCGGTGGAGTAATCCAGCCAGAAGCAACTCTATGCTATCGAGAAACCTGTTTACATACCACTGTCAGCAGCTTACAGAATAGACATGGCATACAGTTTATGCGCAAATATGACCCTGCAGCAAAGTATAGAAGGCCCTTCATGCGTTATTGGATAGCTGATGAGAAGTCAATTAGGAACGCGTTTAATTTGCTTAATAAACTGCGAATTAGACGCAACGTACCGCCTATTGATATCAAACGGCTAAAAGATTTTCACCAATAAGTTTAAGCCCCTTCAGGCATGATTTAGGAGCTTTTATGAAACAAGAAAAAAGGAAGGGTAACTCTAGAGGGATGTTGCCTGATGGTCATGAACAAAAAAACGAATCTTTCTTTAAATCTGAGCACGCGCTGTATGCGAACAACCGCTATCTTAGATTAACTGGAACCCAAAGGGCTTTATTGCACGACTTGTGCGCAACACACAACGGCAGAAACAACGGCGATTTAGTGCTAACACCCCAATTTTGTAAGAACTTAAATTGGGATTATGGAACAGTTAAAAAGAATAAACGGGCATTACTGGATAGTGGCTTAATAAGGCTGGTGGGTTATAAACCATTAAACAACTTTAAGATGATGTCCTTGTATGCAATAGCATGGCGCAAGATAGATGAGGAATGTAACAAGTACATTGATGATAGTTCGAAAAAAAGAAAGCTGCTCGATTTAAAGTTTGATAGGGGTACAGAATAACCTTTCAAACCGATTCAATGGGTATTCTGTAACCTATGAATTTATAAAAAAAGTCGAAATTAACACCTGAAAGGGTACTAGATACCCTTAGATTTATATTTCAATGGTTACAGAGTACCCTCCTTCTTAAACATTATTGGTCACTCAGTGTTCTTTTAGTGCCTTTAAAAAGCTTTTTATCTTTGTATTTAAGAGGCTTTTAATCCGCGAGGCTTGAATAATATAAAAACGAATACAAAGTACAGGTTAAGTATAGCCGCAATATTTTTAATATTATGTGGTCGCTTGATGTTATATGAACACTGATCAATCTAGCTGGGGTTTTTACGATCAGCAATAAACCAAATTAACAAAATAATAGCTAATAATGCCACTAAATTAAGTTTAACCATTCAATAATGCCAATAAAAGCCTATAAATTAGAATATGTATATTGACTACTAGTTATTTATACAGTACTATTTCAGCATAAATGCAATGCCTTACCGAGTTAACAGCCTTGGGTAGCATTCAAGAAAGTGGATAGCCTATGCGAGGCAAAGATTCCATGAGCACAAACCTGCGAGATGTAGGCGAGGGTAAATAATGAAATATAGGCCTAAATGTAATTCATTATTTTATTTGTTTGTTGCCCAATTCTTTAAAAAATTATTGGAGACACACACTTGAAGAAACTTCTAGAACTACGCAATCAAAAAGCTGAATTACATCAGCAAATGAAAACCCTTGTCGAAACAGCAGAAAATGAAAAACGCTCGTTAACCTCTGACGAGAACGAAAAATTCAAAGCCCTACAAATAAATATCCAAGATGTGAATAGTAATATTGAACGAGCTGAAACATTAGCCGATCAAGAACGTTCTATTTTCACTGGTACGACTCACACTAAAAAAGACGACAAACCAAACAATGAAGAGTTACGCACCTTTGTCAGAACTGGCGAAAACCGTTCACTAAGTGCTGGTATAGCCGCTGATGGTGGTTTTACCGTTATTCCTTCAGTGAGCCGTGATATTTATGTTCTATTGGGTGATAACTCTGTATTCCGTCAAAACGCATTAGTACAAAGCATATCGACGGAAATTTATAAGAAGTTAGTCAGTGCCGGTGGTACTACTTCGCAATGGGCTGGTGAGGGTGATGAACGCACAGAAACAGACACAAGCAAGCTAAAAGAAATTCAAATTTCACTACACAGTTTGTATGCCTACCCGACCACCACGCAAGAATTGCTAGACTGGTCCGACTTTGATATTGCCGGTTGGATAACCTCTGAAGTATCCCTTAACTCAGTCGAGAAAGAAAACGCCGCATTCTGGAACGGTGATGCCGTCAAAAAGCCGAAAGGGATCTTAACTTATCCCAAAGCCACTACTGGTGATGCAACAAGAGCATTCGGTACAATTCAAGAGATTGAAAGCGCAGTGGCAGACGTGATTGATTTTGACGACCTAAAAGACTTCACCAAAACATTGAGACGGGGTTACAGAGACGCCGCCAAGTTTTATATGAACGATGACACTCAAACCAAACTTGGTAAGCTAAAAAACAATCAAGGTGATTACATCCTTCAAGACTCAGTAACAGAAGGTCAACCTAATACGTTGTTAGGAAAGCCGGTGGAAATTGACGAGCAACTGGCTGATGATTATATCGCCTATGGTGACTTGACGAGAGCTTATACCGTTATTGATCACACTTCCGGCGTTCGCATGTTACGCGACAACGTAACACAACCTGGCTTTGTAAAAATGTTCACAACTCGTTATGTGGGCGGCGGCTTACTTGATAGTAATGCGATTAAATTCTTAAAAGCAAAAGCGGCATAATTAAGGGGGCTTATGCCCCTTTTGTTCAACTCAGCGTCAGCAGGATTATTTATGCAATTAGAGATTAGAGCAGCCGGTGGCATTTCACTTGAGGGTAAAAGAATTATAGGCAGGCCCATTGTGTATAACAGCCCCTCGGAGAACCTAGGCGGCTTTATTGAAGTAATAGCACCCAAGGCATTCAGCAACTCATTAAATGGCGATATTCGCGCACTAGTAGAGCATGATAGTAAGCTCATACTAGGGAGAACGACATCAAAGACCTTGCGCATTTCGGAGGATAGCCGAGGGGTATTTGTAGAGATTGATCCACCGAATACGCGCACAGCATCAGAGTTGATGGAAAGTATTGAACGCGGCGATATTAGCGGCATGAGTTTTGGATTTACAGTTAATATGGATGGTTCACAATGGGACTTTAATACAGACCCTGCCCTTCGAACAGTTACCAATGCCAACTTACACGAAGTCACCATTACCAGTATGCCAGCCTACAGAGCAACAAATGTGGAAGTGGCCAAACGTTCAATGGCAAAGGGGCTGGAAAGTCACAGCATCGACATTGCTATCAAGCGCATGCAAATGATGGGGTATTAAGTATGTTTAATTTCTTTAAACGCAGCGCACCTAATACAACATCGAATTATGAACTATTAAAATCATTAGGCGTTGGCGCACCAACATCAAGCGGCCGGTTAGTTAACAGCCAAGTAGCAGAGACACTACCCGCTATTTATTGCGCGGTATCAACCTTAGCCGAAGCAATAGCCAGTTTACCGGTCCACGTTTACCGCAGGAACAGCACCGGCAAAGAAAGACTAAACAAGCACCATGCTGAACGATTGATCAATGTGGCACCAAATGGTTATCAAACAGCCTACGACTTTAAAATCGCCCTCCTTCGCTCAGTATTACTGCGCGGCAACGGTTATGCCAGGATTGTTTATGATGGCACAGGCAAAGCGGCAGAGCTTCACTTGATCCACCCTGACGCAATAACATTTGAGCTTGTTAATAATCGCATGCGGTACGTAACAACCAATTCGAAAGGTAAACAAGAGGCTCTTTTACAAGAAGAAGTACTCCATATTAAATACCATACCGATGATGGGATAACAGGTAAAAGCCCCATTTCTGTTTGTAGAGATACAATCGGTTTAGGATTAGCTCAGCAAGACTATCAAGCGGCACAGTTTAAAAACGGTCTTAAGCCAAGCGGGACACTCGAGACAGAACAAAGAGTAACTGACGAGCAATACCAACAATTGAAAGATATGCTATCTGATAGCATGGGTGCTCATAGTGGGGGTAAACCCCTGATACTTGAGGGCGGTTTAAAGTGGAATCAGATAGGCCTAAGTAACAGTGATGCTGAATGGTTATCATCACGCCAGTTCACCATCAGTGATATTGCCAGAATGTTTAAGCTATCCCCTATCTTCTTGATGGATTACAGCAACTCCACGTATAGCAACTTTAGTGAAGCAAGCCGCGCTTTTCTCAGCCAGAGCTTACGACCATGGTTATCTAACCTGCAAGAGGCTTATGGCAGCCGGTTGATAAGCGAAGGCAACAAGGCGAATACCTTCATTGAGTTTGAAACAAAAGACCTCCTCAGAGCCACAGCAGAGGAGAGGTTCGCTGCTTACGACATCGCTATACGAAATGGATTAATGAACCCGAATGAGTGTAGAGCAGCAGAGAACTTACCACCAAGAACAGGTGGTGAAGAGTTTAGCCAGAGTTGGAACAGCAATGCGCAAACAACAACGAAACAGACGGATTAAATATTATTTTTATACACAGAGCCCACCCCCTTGTTTCAAGGACTAGAGCTCTCACCATGCAGCACCGCCGCCAAGGCTTCTTTATTCACAGTCAACTCAGAAATCGTGAGGAGCGAGCATGAGCAATGCAAAATCAGCGTTTGAAAAGGTACTTGCTGGTACATTACGCAAAGACAGAGAATCACCCAAGCACACTACAGATGCGGGATATCGCTTTCCAGAGTGTCCTAAACATCTCAAAGGTGAGCCTCGACGGATATGGTCACAAGTTAAGCGTGAAATGAATCAATACGGCTTAATAACAGGCGCAGACGCCCCCATATTAGAACAATACTGCTATCTTTTATCAAAGTTAAGGGCTAACCATGATGAATTTTCAGCGTCGCTACACGGTCAACTTAGGGGCATTTCATCGGACTTGTATTTAACGCCGGAAAGTAGAACTAAGTTAAAACTTGAAAAACCAAACCCGGATGAACTGATCTTGGAAAGATACGGAGTATGACACATGGCTAAATCTGTATTAGCTGAACTAGTAACGAAAATGACGGTTGAATCGTCACAGTTTAAAAAAGAACTTGAGAGAACAACGGCTAAGACGGTCAAGTTCGGCAAGGAACAAAAAAGAGCCGCCAACGATGCTGTTTTTTCCAATAAAAAAATGTCCGGCGCTTTTCGCCAAGCGGCTAACTCAGCATCAGCTTTACAAGGGCCTATGGGTGGAGTTTCATCTAGGATCAGCGTATTAGCCTCTGGTTTCTCTTCTGTTGGTGTGGTAGCAACTACTGCAGGGCTTGCGATTAGCGGTTTAGGTGCTATCGCTGCCTTGTCAGTTGGTCAGTTTTCAGAGCTTGAGAAACGGCTATTAAGAACTGAGGCGCTATTTAAAGCAACAAGCGGCGCGGCTGGTTTAACGACTAATGAATTAGCTGATTTAGCAAATGAAGTTGCAGAGAATACCCTGGCAAGTGTCGCCGGGGTTACCCAAGCAATAAACGTGCTACAAACCTTTAAATCGATATCCGGTGATACATTTACTCGAACGGTAGAATTATCACAAGATCTAGCCGCTGTCATGGGAACCGATGTTAAAAATGCGTCACTACAATTAGGTAAAGCATTAGAGGATCCAGTCACAGGCCTAAACTCATTGAGAAGATCCGGCGTGAGCTTTACTGACTCACAAAAAAATGTTATTCAAAATCTAGTTGAAACCGGTAATGTGGCACAGGCTCAAGAAATGATCTTAAACTCACTTGAGGGTCAAGTGGGCGGCGCTGGTAAAGCTGAGGGAGCGGGTCTCGCGGGTGCGACTGATTTACTAGGTCAACGATGGGATGAACTATTAGAATCATTTGCTAAAACTACGGGCGTTGGCACCGGCACTACTTCAGCACTTAACGCAATATCAGGGGCATTAGCTGGTATTACTGGTGCCATTGGTGGCACTGATGAATTAACTAGACTAGTTGACACCCTGGCTTTCTTAAACAGTCAAACCTCTTTATATTCCGGTGATGATTTAGCTGGGCTTGAAGCAAAGAAAGCAGCCGTTCAAGCTCAAATAGACGTTATAAATAATAAGGAAGTGCTAGAGCAGGAAATCATAGCTCAAGGAATAATTAATAAAGACAAGTTAGAGCAAGAGGCACAGGCTGCCAAGCTACAAAAACAACAGCAGACCGGATTAAAACAGCTAGAAGCTATTCAAAAACAGACCGCTGGCGAAAAAGAAAGAGTAGTTGATAGTTGGAACGAACGAAACGCAATAATTGAGTCATTATTATTATCAGAAAAAGATATTCGAGAGCGAGGTTACGATAGCCTCATTGAGTTACAAGAAGCCTATTATATAAAGTCCGGTGATTTAGGGCGTGAGGAATTAGCTCAAGTTGAAGCTAAAGAGGCTCAAAAAGCTAAATCTGAAACCGATGCAGCTGAGAAGATAAAATCGATTAAACAACAAGAGTTAATTACCAATAAAAAGATTGCAACAGATGATTTTTTTAGTAACTTGCAAATTGCAGGTCAAAAGAATGAAAAGCTAGCAGCTATTGCCAAAGCTGGTGCGATTGTAAATGCAACAATTAAAACCTATGAATCAGTTAATAACGCGCTTGCTGCACCTTACCCGCCACCAATACCGCAAATATTTGCTGCTGCGGCTTTAGCGGCGGGTCTATCAAACGTTGCAGCAATAAGAAACACACCGATTGCAGGAGCTAGGGCCGTTGGTGGTCCAGTATCCGGTGGCAAAACTTATCTTGTTGGTGAGAAAGGACCAGAGTTATTCACAGCAGGAGCAACCGGACAGATTACAAGTAACTCAAATCTACAAAAAGCCGGGAGAAGTTCAACCATTAATCAATACAGTGTTTATGTGAACCCTCCTATTGGAACTTCACAGGGAGAAATAAACAAATTAGGCAAGATGATCATCAAAGCAATCGCCAGAGAAGAAAGGCGTTAA